ATAATAGTATCAGGCTATTTTAACCCAATACATAAAGGTCATTTAGAGCTCTTCGCGAAAGCGAAGGCTCAAGGTGATGAATTATGGGTTATTGTTAATAATGATTTACAACGTGAATTAAAAGGATCAAATGAATTTCAATTAGAAGATGAAAGATTATTAATTGTTGAAAATTTAAAAATGGTTGACTTTGCTATGATATCTGTTGATAAAGATAGAACAGTTAGTGAATCATTAAGGCATCTAAATATTAAGGCAATAACTAGAGATCCAAAATGGCAAATTTCATTTGCTAATGGTGGAGACCAAAATAATGATTCTATACCAGAAGCTAGGATATGTAAAGAACTTGGCATATCTTTATTAGAAGGTTTAGGTGATAAAATTCAATCATCTAGTTGGTTATTAAAATAAAAATATATGAAAATAGGTTTATGTGGTACAATGAGTGTAGGTAAAACTACATTAGTTAATAGATTAAAAGAATTAAAACAATTTAAAGATTTTGAATTTGCTACTGAACGTAGTAAATATCTAAGTGATTTAGGTATTCCATTAAATACTGATTCTACATTAAAAGGTCAAACTGTATTTTTAGCAGAGCGTGTTGCTGAATTAATGAAAGAAAATATTATAACTGATAGAACAATTATAGATGTTATATCATTTACTAATTTAGCAAAATCAATTGATTTTAAAGATAAAGAATATTTTGAAGATTATGCTTGCTTATTTGTAGGTGAGTATGATTATATATTTTATATTTCTCCTGAAGGTACTATTATGGAAGATAATGGTGTTAGAGAAACTGATTTAGAGTATAGAGATAATATTGATAAAGCTATTATTAAAACATTAAATAAGTTTAGTCATAGATGTGATAATGTCCATATATTAAAGGGCAGTACTAATGATAGAATCGAACAAATGCTAGGAATTATACAAGATTAAATATTTATAGCAAATATAATATCATGGATAATTTTAGTTTACAAAACTGGAGAATCAGAGTAGTTAATGAAGATGCCTTTAAAGAAGGGCAAGGAGAATTAAATGTGTATGGGTATACAACTCAACACTTTGATATATGTCCTGGTGCTCAGACTTTATTTAAGGACATCCTAAGGGGAGAATTTACTGATGGTATACCTAGTGCTAAAGAACAAGATAAGGTTATTGAATTAGCTAAATTACATGATACTTTATTTGCTTTAGAAAAAATTGCTCTTAAGGATCAGGGTGATGCAAAATTAGTATTTAAAAAAGTTATAGAGACAGCTTCTGATATCTATGAATTAGGTACTGAAATTGGATTAGATCAAAATTCTGACTTAAGATATATTCAAGGCCATGTACAAAGGGTTAATGATGCAGCTAGAGGAACAGATGATATTGGTAGACCATTAGATGAAATTGAATTAGAAATCCCAGGTGAAGAAAATGCACCCGCTGGAGATAAAACTTTAAATAAAAAACTAACTAAAAACGATAAAATTATTGCTGCTTATAAAGATATAGAGCAAGAAATTAGAGATAGTATTCAAAAAATTAAATCAGGTAATGAACTTGAAAAAAAGACTGCTATGGATTTCTTAAAATCTAATCAAGATACTATAAAAGCTTACAATAATTTAAAGAAGGTTTGAACCGAATAAGTGTTATATTACTTTGTATTACTACCCTTGCTATATTCTTCATAATTAATAAAAAAGAAGATATAGACTTATCCGAGTATAGAGATAAAATTGAAGAATTGCAACAACAGGTAGAAGAGTTGGAGCAAGTAAATGATAGTCTAGAATTGATAGAAGAACAATTAGAGACTAAATTATCTAGTTATGATAAAACAATTGATAACTTAAATAGACAAATTGATGTTATTAAAATTGAAACAGAAGCTAAAATTAAAGCTGTTAATGATCTTAGTGCTAGTGAGTTGGAGTGGTTTTTCACAAACCGCTACAGATTCAGTCAAGATACAATTAACTGAACCTGTTGCTAAATTAGTAATACAGGATTTAATAAAGTTTGATGCCTCTTATATGGAGATAGAGACATTACAACAAATTCTTAAAGAAACTAATTCAAAAATTGATACCCAAAACGAATTAAATACTAATTTAAGATCTCAAATTGAAACATATAGAACAATGTTATCAACTAAAGATGAACAATTAGATACTTCACAAGATATGTCTAAAGAATTAGAAAAAGCATATAAAAAAGAAAGGCGTCTTAAAAAATTCTATCAAATAACTTCTATGGTAGGTGGAGCAGCAATATTATTACTACTAGTACAATAATGGCTGATAACTTAAAACATATAATAAAAGAGGAGTTCATAAAGTGTGCTAAGGATCCAATATACTTTATGAAAAAGTATTATACAATCCAACACCCACAAAGAGGTAGAATTAAATTTAATCTTTATCCATTTCAAGAGAAAGTTCTTACTCACATGAATAGTGAAGATTATGTTATAATAAACAAATCAAGACAACTTGGTATATCAACTTTATGTTCAGCTTATTCATTATGGATGATGTTATTTCATAAAGATAAAAACGTATTATGTATAGCAACTAAACAAGAAACTGCTAAAAACATGGTAACTAAGGTAAGATTTGCCTATGATCAATTACCTAAATGGTTACAAATAAAAACTTCAGAACATAATAAATTATCATTACGTTTAGCAAATGGGTCTCAAATCAAAGCAGTAGCAGCAAGTCAAGACGCAGGTAGATCAGAAGCAGTATCTTTATTATTAATAGATGAGGCAGCTTTTATTGATGGTATTGATGAGATATTCGCCTCAGCTCAACAAACACTAGCTACTGGTGGTGGGTGTATAGCATTATCTACACCTTATGGTACTGGTAATTGGTTTCATTCAACATGGGCTAAAGCAGAAGCAAGAGAAAATACATTTTTACCTATTAGATTACCTTGGACAGTCCACCCAGAAAGAAACCAAGATTGGAGAGATGAGCAAGACGTAGTATTAGGACCTAGAATGGCAGCACAAGAATGTGATTGTGACTTTAGCACCTCAGGTGACACTGTTATAGAACCTGATATATTAAACTTTTATGAAAGTACTTACATCCAAGAACCAGTTGAAAGAAGAGGTATAGATGGAAATTTATGGGTATGGCAAATACCAGATTATTCTAGAGATTATATAGTGGTAGCTGATGTTGCTAGAGGTGATGGGAATGATTTTTCAGCATTTCATGTATTTGATATAGAAGAAGCAACACAAGTAGCTGAATATAAAGCTCAAGTACAAACAAAAGATTATGGTAATTTATTATTTGCTATAGCTACAGAATATAATGATGCTTTACTTGTAGTTGAAAATGCTAATATTGGGTGGGCTGTAATTCAACAATTAATAGATAGGGGTTATAGAAATTTATATTATTCTCCTAAAATGGATGTATCAATGACTAATGCAGACCAATATCTTTCTAGATTTGAAAATGGACAAGGTATGGTTCCTGGATTTACTACATCAATGAAGACGAGACCACTTGTTGTCTCCAAAATGGTTTCGTATCTTAATGAGAAATCTGTTACTCTTCGTTCTAAAAGATTATTAGAAGAGTTAAGAACGTTTGTGTGGAAAAATGGTAAAGCACAAGCACTATCAGGTTATAACGATGATTTAACTATGGCATTAGGAATAGGAATGTTTTTAAGAGATACAGCTTTACACTTTAGACAACAAGGTGTAGATATGGCAAGAGCAGCACTAGGAGGAATACATTCAACAAATTATCAAGCACCTAACATTTACCAAGGTGGAAAACCAAACATTAATCCTTACGAAATGGAAAACCCATACGGAGATAAAGAAGATATCTCTTGGTTATTGGGTTAATATTTATTATATATACTATACGCGATGGCAGACACTTCATTATTTGGTAGACTAAGAAGATTATTTTCTACTGATGTAGTAATAAGAAACGTTGGAGGGAATCAACTTAAAGTAATAGATTCTAACCAAATACAATCTTTAGGTCAACTACAAACAAACTCACTATACGATAGATTTAACAAATTGTATAGCACTACAGGAGGGCTGAATTATAATACAATGCAGCAAGTTAATTTCCCTTCTACTAGAATTCAATTATATACAGACTACGAGGCAATGGATACTGATTCTATTGTTGCTTCTGCATTAGATATAGTATCTGATGAATCTTGTTTAAGAAATGATATGGGCGAAGTATTACAAATTCGTTCAGCTGATGAAACAATACAAAAAATATTATATAATCTATTTTATGATGTGTTAAACATAGAATTTAATCTATGGTCTTGGACACGTAATATGTTAAAATATGGAGATTTTTATTTAAAATTAGAAATATCAGAAAAATTTGGTGTATTTAATGTTATACCTTTTTCTTCTTATACTATTATGAGAGTAGAAGGTGCTGACCCTGCTAATCCTTCTGATGTTAAATTTAAATATGACCCTAGTTATTCAGTATCTGAAAATCCATTAGGATTTCAACAAATATCACCCGGTGTAGGTGTTAATACTGGTGAGGAAGTAATGTTTGATAATTATGAAATGGCTCATTTCAGATTATTATCAGATTTTAACTATTTACCTTATGGTAGATCATATCTTGAACCAGGAAGAAAAATTTGGAAACAAATGACACTAATGGAAGACGCAATGTTAATCCATAGAATAGTTAGAGCACCAGAAAAAAGAACTTTCTTTGTAAATGTTGGAAATATACCACCTAATGAGGTAGAAACTTATATGCAAAGAATGATCAACAAAATGAAAAAAACACCTTATGTTGATCCAAATACAGGTGATTATAATCTTAAATTTAATATGCAAAATATCTTAGAGGACTTCTATATTCCTGTAAGAGGTGGTGACCAAACTACACGTATTGAAACAACAAAAGGTTTAGATTATGCCGCTATTGAAGATGTAACTTATTTAAGAGATAAATTATTCTCTGCACTTAAAGTTCCAAAAGCTTATTTAGGGTATGAAGCTGATTTAGAGGGTAAAGCAACACTAGCTGCTGAAGATATTAGATTTGCTAGAACAGTTGAAAGAATACAAAAGATATTAATATCTGAGCTAACTAAAATAGCATTAGTTCATTTATACTCACAAGGATATGATGATTCTGCATTAACTAATTTTGAATTATCATTAACTACACCATCTATTATATACGATCAAGAAAGAACAGCATTATTAAAAGAAAAAGTTGACTTAGCTCAACAAATGATGGATACTAAATTAATGCCTACGGATTGGATATATGATAATATCTTCCATTTTAGTGAAGATCAATATCAAGAATATAGAGATTTAATTATTGAAGATCAAAAACGTAAATTTAGAGAAGCACAAATTGAAACAGAAGGAAATGATCCTGCTGAATCAGGTGAAGCATATGGTACACCTCATTCATTAGCTTCATTATATGGTGCTGGAAGATACCCAGGAAGTAAAGGAGTTCCTACAGGGTATAGTGTAAATGATCCTGAATACCCAGAACAAGCATTAGACCAAGGAAGACCAGCTGATTCTGTATCCGATTATGGATCACAAGATAGTAATTTAGGTAAAGATCCTGTTGGCTCTAGTGGTATGAAAGTTAAATCAGGAAAAGAAGAAAGACCAGGATTATCTAATGCAGGAATGGCTTTAGAAAATTTAAATACCAAGTCAGTATTTGCTCAAAATGAGAAAATGTTAAAAGGTATGTTTAAACAAAAAGTTAACTTATTTGAAGGAGAAAATTTATTAGATGAAGATAATATCCGCGAGGAAGTTAAATAATTTTAATATTTATTGATAGTAGCGCACTACTTATGAAAGTAAAACACAACAAGTACAAGAATACTGGTATTCTGTTTGAATTATTAGTAAGGAAAATTACTTCCGATACTATGACTAACAGTAATTCTAAAGCAGCCACATTAGTAAAAAAATATTTTACTAAAAGTGAGTTAGCTAACGAAAACCAATTATACCAGACAATAAACAATTCAATCTCACTATCAGAAGGTAAAGCTGAATCAGTACTATCTACAGTACTTGATTTATCTAGAAAATTAGATAGAGATCAATTGTCAAAAGAGAAATACAACCTTATTAAAGAGATAAAAGAAAACTTTGATATGGTTGATTTCTTCCAAGCTAAAATTAAAAGCTATAAACTTTTAGCATCAACATATATTCTTTTAGAATCACACAATAATAGAAAATTTGCAAACCCAGAATCTATTATTACATCAAAAATCACTATTTTAGAGCATATTACTTCTAATCCTGATACTAAAATGTCTTTAACACCATTAGTTGAAGATTTAATGAAATTAGATAAAGGAACACGCGCGCTTACTTATAAAATAATGCTTGAAAAATATAATAGTAAATTTGATGGTTTATCTACAGAACAAAAAGAAG